TAGTAGGTTGAGTTACTGAACCGATAGTCGATGGCGTTGTTTCGCGAATTATATTCATTGGTTTCGTGGATTCGACCATAATTTTCATTTTTTGAACCATGTATGCAATCACATCCCGATTTAAATTATTTAATGCATTTGTTGATAAATTTCTCAAATAATTTTGCTTGTAAAAATCCTGTATAATATTTTTAAACCAATTATCGCGATGTATTTGAGTACTTTTCTCAAATGTTAATTTATATAATTCAGTATTTGTTATAATATCCCACAAAAGTTTTTGATTTTCTACATGAACAAACATTGACATTTTATATCCATATTTACAATATTATATTTATGTTATTTTTAGTAATAGATTACACGAAATAAATATTTTCTTAATTGAAAAATATATTTATATTATAAATGGAATATTTTAAATATATCGTATTTATTTTATGTTTTGCTATTGTTTTGTATTTTTTGTATTTCCAAAATAATCATATACAATTCAATGAACCGTTTGATAATAATATTCCTCTAACTAAAACAAATGAAATTATTCCGTCAGAAAATAAGGTTGTCGAAAAAATACCCAAAATTATCATTCAAATTTGGAAAACATGGAGTTCAAAACGCCCCGAAATGTTTTCAGATGCAATCAATAGATTAAAACAGAAAAATCCCAGTTTTGAATACAAGTTTTTTCGCGATGACGACATAGACAATTTCTTGAAATATAATTATCCCGAATATTACGAAACATTCCTTTCTTTGCCGTTAAATATTCAAAAAGTCGATTTTTTTAGATATGTCGCCATATATCACTACGGAGGGTTCTATTTTGATTTAGACATTGATGCGTTGGAACCATTGGATGAATTATTGGGTTATGATTGCGTATTTCCTGTTGATGAAATCATCACACCAGAAATATGTTCGGTAAAACGATTCAACTTTTTCTGCAAAAATAATATTCATTTTTTATTGGGACAATACGGTTTAGCCGCTTCACCTAAACATCCTTTTATTAAAACGTTGATTGAAAGTATTAAAAAGAACGTGAATTTATATGTTAATGCGTTTAATATTAATTCCGTCGACTACGTTTATGCAACCACGGGTCCCGATTTTGTCACGAACGAATATATGAATTATCACGATAAGGACAAAATCCATATTTTACACCACCATGAAAGACAGCACTTTGGAAAATATGCCAAACATAATTATGTCGGTACATGGAAACAACCTTGAACATGTTTATGAATTTTCATTATTACAATCTTTTTCATCTTTATCGTCGTGTTCTTCGCATTCTACTTGGATACAAAATGATATGTCAAACCCGTTCAGAAATACCGGGAACCCAAACTCATTCAATAATCTGAATTGCAGTTCCTTTATTTCAACTTTTTTTCTGTAGTGTCTCGTGTTACTTATCAAATACCCGTTCAGTAAATTCGCGTTCAAAATCGAACCATACGGGAAATTTTTATAATCCATCGTTATTCTTGCAATAATATATTTACTTGTTTGAGAACCCATCAACGATGATGAAAAAGAATGCTTGTTTTTATGCTTTTTTCGCTTATCAATCTCTTCTACTTCCAAATAAAGATATCGGGGATTTAATATCGTGCAATCCGTTACGACTGCCTCTTTGTCTGCATTCGTAACACAATATCCACATTTTCGAAACCCCAATAACCAACCCAATTTTGATTTTACGTTTTTGTCGTCTTTTTTTCCGTCTCGGTCAACTGCAAAATCAATCATATATTTATTGTTTTTTGATGATATCTCGAACCCTCTTTCCGGTAAAAAAGACATTTCTAAATCTTCCATATTTTTTGATTGCAATAAATTACCGATTGTACGGTTCAGTGTTTCTGTCGTATAATTTTTCTCCGGTAATTTTATCATTGTCCCATTTTTGTCATTTTTCGAAAGATTCGTCACTTTGAAATAATTGTTGTCAAGCAATGATGAAATGTTATAAAATGTTACCGGAATTTCGACAGTCACTATGGTGAACGTTTTTACATGATGAATATGTTCCGGTAATGTTATAAAATAATCGGCGAATGGACTATTTCCACAATAATTACCGAATCGTCCGTCTATATTTATGAATTTTGTCCGAATGTGTACCATTTTATACGTTTATATATTTGTATATTTTATTATATATTTTACACTGCATAATATGCGTTGAAACTGTTTGTGATTTAATATACTAACCTTGTAAATAAAAAATTGAATCCATTAAATATTATTTTGGAGAAACAATAATAAACAATAAATCATATTATAAGAAAATGCCCAAATTATTCTCCATTGAAGGAAATATCGGTGCCGGTAAAACTACCATTATCGAACAATTGCAAAAATCATTGGCGAATGAACCCTCTATTATATTCATAAGAGAACCCGTTGATATTTGGGACACCATTCAAGATGAAAACGGAGAAACCATTCTGGCGAAATTTTACAAAGACCCCGTGAAATTCGCATTTGCGTTCCAAGTCATGGCTTATTCGACCCGCCTTTCCCTATTGAGAAAAACGATAAAGGAGAACCCGGATTGCAGTGCTATCATCTGCGAACGCTCCCTCGATGCCGATAAAAATATTTTCGCGAAAATGCTGTTTGATGACAAATTAATCGACGATGTAAGCTACCAAATTTATAAGCGATTTTACGAAGAATTCAAGGATGAATATAAATTGAGCGGTATCGTCTATATCGACGCCGACCCCGATGTATGTCACCGTCGGATTGAACGCAGAAAACGAGAGGGCGAAACCGGGATTGAAATTGATTATTTACAAAAATGCAAAACGTATCACGATAATTGGATAAATAAAAATAATGATATTGCGAACCTGACTATCAAAACGAATGATGATGTGGAATATGATGTTGAAAATCCACAAGATAAAGGCGTCAAATGGTTAAAACAAATACGGGCGTTTGTTTCGAACGAAATCGAGAATTCTTCTTTGAATTCACGTAAGTTTAAATTACTGTAATGCATTTTACATCTATTATTTATCTATCTCTTAATTTTCATAAAAAAACTTTTTTGTTATGAAAATACGGTTTATCTATTTATCTGTATATATGTTTTTAATTAAATTTCACGATAATGTTCACGGTTTCTTTCTTGATACATTTACATGCAGAAACCGACAACTCCTCCCTCTTTTTTCGTGTCTTGCTATTGTCACTGGATTCACTGGTATTGTTGTCTGGTGAAATGTTACGCTTTGATGTGCTGTTTCGATGATTCATGTCGTTCTCTATCAACTGATAATTCGACTCGATAAATCCTATGATATTGTTCTCAATCGCCCACTTGAAAAAATTAAGCTGCCCTATCGTAGTTTCCATGAAATTTTCCTTATCATACGGCACCGATATTCTTTCCCAACGACAAAATGGGTCGAATTTCTTCTTACTGTATGCCTTCAATTTTAACTTGTAATCATTATATACCTTAAACCGCGTGGTTTCTTGAGAACCGCGTTTTGTCGGAATTTCGTAGATTGTATAATTCTTTTTTGCGAAATTGGTGACGAACCAATCGACGATGCGAAGGGAAATCTTCGATTCCCCGTTAATAATTCGCATCATTTTATCCAAGTTCTCTTTGTTATTGTAAAATTCCATCAAATTCTTCATCAATAAATCATTCTGGGTATTTAAACTGGATGCGCAATACATTGACATTTTGGTAATTATAAGAGAACATACGGTATTTTATTTATGCCATTTATGTTCAATTATAAATTTGTGTTATTTTATGTAATTTATTTATTACATAAAATATAACGGGTTCTCGATTGATTATACAAGCTTAAATTTATACTGTCCCTTGTATATATCGTTATTCTCTACCAATTCTTTGATTTTTTTAACCGAAATTTTCAATTCTTTCTGAATATCTGTATACGATACAAATATTTTTACAATTTCATTTGTAATTGGATGCAACTGCTTTATTTTTATTCCTCTTATATTCTTTTGTTTAATCGGAAGAGGGTTTGATTGTAAAAATTCGTGTTGCAACGAATCTTCCACGTTTTCCCAACGCATCCAATAATGATTATTTAATGGCGACGAATGTTTTATCGCAACACACATTGCAGACGGATGTTGCAATATTTCTTTTGCTGCGTCTTTTGATAATTTGAACACTTTTAGAATTTTTGTTTTATCAATATTTAACATTGCGATTTGTCCTTGGTTTCGTTCCTGAGTAATCACCGTTTCTCCAATACTACGTGGTTTGTGTAAATCAAGCTCCTGGCGATTACATATAAAATGCCATCTATAATCCAGATAAATTGTTTTATATTGGTATGCTTTTTTGATTGATGTAAATGATGCCGTTTTATTATTGTAGTTAAAATCTCGGGTGGCTTCCATAATACTATTATATACATGAACGACGGTTTTAAGGTCGTTTTTATGGTATATTTGAACTATGGGTCCCGTTGAATTGGCAGTTATTGTCGTCGGTAAAGTTTTATCATTTTCTTCTTCTGGAACGAGCCCGGTTTCCGTAGCAATATCGTTTATCGAAGGAGTTAATTTATTTTCATACTTTTCTATTTCTGGTGCATCACATATCATAACCGGTTTGAAGCGAGCAGTAGACGAAGTCGAAGGTGAGCGACTTAACTCCGTAGGCGATAGCCGAAGGAGTTTATTGTCTTCCGTTATTATTTCTTTTTCTGAATCTACAATCAATTCGTTTTCCAATTGTAATGCTCGTAATGGTGTTGTTATTTTATTCAGTATATTCATAATTTGGTCATAATTGATACAAAGTGGAACTAATGATGCGAATAAAGCGATTTTTGATGCATCTAAATCAATCTTTTTTTCTTCAATGCGCAATTTTGTCAATTCAATATTATTATATTTATACATTTCATTATTTGCAATTTTCACAATCTTTTCGTATTCTTTTTGATTTGGAATACGGTATGCTTCCGTTGATATTTTTTTATTTTTATGTTCTAAATGATTATATTTATATTTTACAATTTCGGTATTATTATGTAGTGATTTTTCAAATTTAATACTATTTTCACATATAAATACATCCAATAAGATTATATTCATTTCAAAATCACATCTTAATACATCGATTCTTTTTTTTATATCAGCCGTTTCTCCAATCTTCAATATGAAACTACCGTCATCATATGATTGAATTTTACAAAAATACACCAGCCATTTATTTTTATTACTTTCTATTAACACTTCGTGTCGCTTAATTGCGGTTTCTTTTTGAGAATGTTGTAGGGAGTTTTGCAATTCGTTATTTTTAGATTGAAAATTTTTATAATATTCGTGCATTATATTTTCCATCTTCACGTAATATGTGCGAATTACTTTTGATTTTGGAGTTCCTGCTATCATACAAAAATTTTTAAAACAATCAACTGTTAATAAAATAGTTTCTTTATTTTGTCCTGCCCCGCCTAAATTTTTTTCTTTGGGTGCTCCTCCCAATTGATGAGCACCTTCTCCCGATTGATAAGCAGCTTTGTTTATTGACAAAGCTGCTCCTCCCAAATGAGGAGCAGCTTTTTCACCATGTATTTTTTGTTCATTTATCGCCTCTCCCAATTGATAAGCGAATATTTTGTAATCTATATGCTCTGTAAAATTTTTTATCAAGATTCGTTTAGCATTATCTCGTCGTGTAAATTCTACATTTTTCCAAACATCATCAAATTCAACCACAAATTTAGTGCAATCAGACCCATGTTGTAAATATAAAAAATGACTTAACATAAATATTTGTTCTTGTTCTGTGCTCATTTTCGCCTTCATTAAATGAAATAAATCATTATCCTCGTTCGCATTATGTAGTTGGAGTTCCATTCTATATAATATACTAAGATATTCTATTTAAGTTATTATACGACAAATAACTTATGTCTAAATAGTATCGACATTCTTTTCTTTTTTTTTCAAATAATAATTTTTATTATATTCTTTTCGTTTTTCACTCGGCGTTGGATTCAATTTCATTTTTTCTAATAGTTCTTCCTTGTGTGTTTCATAATATTTTTTACTCCTTGTCGGTGCTGTATATTTTTTTAGATGTTCTTTTGTTTTATTTAATTCATCTAATAATTTTTTATTTTCTTCTTCGAGCAATTTATATTTTATTATTAATTCTTCGTTATCCATTATGTATTGATATATTATACTATAATATTATTTTTATATATTTTACAAAATATGAATTATGTCATAAAATTGAGTCTATTTTATGTAATATAATTATTACATAAAAACATGGAAAAATGCGGAGCAAAAGATAAAAATGATAATAATTGCCGAAATTGTATTTTGGACGATTCGAAATTTTGTGTGTTTCATCAATACATGAACAATTATACGGACGAAATGTTGCAAAATACGAAATTGTGCAATGGTTGCAAAAAAATGTATTATTTCGGAGATAATTCTAAAACATGTGATAATTGTAAACAAAGAGGCGCACAAAATAAAATAAAAGCAAAGGAAACCGTAATAAAATGCGCAAAAGAGAATTGTAAAAATAAACGGTCTGTCGAAAATAATTACTGTAGATTACATCAATTGTGTTTGTTTGAAAATGAAACAAAAGCATTGAACAAAAAATTATGCTATAATTATATACGTGGCTGCCGAATTCAAGTTGATATTGATTATACGTTCTCAAAATGTGGCGATTGTTTACAAATCGAACGTGAAAAAGATAAAAAAAGAAGAGAACTCGCGAAATTAAAAAATGGCGGAAACGTCGAGAACAATTCTTTAAAAACGTGCACGACATGCTGCAAAAGTTTACCAATGGAACAATTTATCGGCGATAAACAACAAATTACAAAAACATGTTTTCATTGTAGAGAACAGAATAAAATACAAGATGAAAAACGTGACAGAGAACATCGAAATGAACTTGCGCGAATAAATGACGCAAAACCCGAACGGATTGAAGTAAAAAAACAATGGATTGATAATAATTATGAAAAAGTTGCATTGAAATGGATGAATTACAGACAAAGAAAAATAGAAGAAAACACGGAAGGATATCTACAAAAAGAAAAGGAAACCGCACAAAGGTGGCGAGATAATAATCCAGAAAAAACAAAAGAAAATAATGAATATAAAAAAAATAGTAAAGAAATTAATTATTCAAATTATGTAAGAAATGCCGGTTACAAAAATTTGGAATTTACTGTAACATATAACGAATTTGTGAACATTGTTGAAACACCATGTGAATATTGTGGAATTTTACAAGAAAAAGGATTTAATGGAATTGATAGAAAAGACCAAACAGAAGGATATATTATAGATAATTGTGTAAGTTGTTGTAAAATATGTAATTATATGAAAGGGTCAACCGATAATGAAGTCTTCATAAAACGTGTCGAACATATTTTGACTTTCCGGAAATTGATTGATGGACAGTTATACCCAGAATGCTTTGCAAGCCATAAAAGTGTATCATATGCGCGTTATAGAAAAAGAGCATTGGAAAAACAACTTGTCTTTTTAATTACACCCGACGATTTTAATAATATTATAAAAAACGATTGTTTTATGTGCGGAAAACAAAACGATGAATTCCATAAAAATGGAATAGACCGTACCGATAGTGATAAAGGTTATTTATTAGATAACATACAAGCATGTTGTTGTGAATGTAATTATATGAAAAAAGATTATGTATTTGATGATATAATGAATAAATTTATGTTGATATACGAAAACCATAAAAACGATTTTGGATTGGAAGAAGAAACGTTACAAAATACAATGATTTTGAATGATTATGTTAATAATATTGTAAATAATGTAGAACAACCGAATAATAGACATATTGTTATTAATACCAATAAAAAATCAAAAGAAGAAATCAAGGAAGCAAATAAAATTTATAAACAAAAACAACGCGAGCGATTAAAAGAAAGATACGGGGACGAAGAATATAAAAAATTGAGAGCGAAAGAAATAGCACAATATCGTTCTGAAAAAAAGAAATAGCTGCATTATTGGTTTGTATTTTTAATACAAATCAATTTTTATTTTGGGTTTGTTATTTTTATTTTTTATTTTTATTTTTGTTGGTCAGAAACATTTAGCCATATTATTATATAAATGTTGGTCAGAACCGGCCATTCCGTTCAATTACTGTAGGCCACACCAGCCATGCCGCTCATCACTCTGAGAACATTGTAATTGACGGCATAGACACGAACCTTGGCAGTCTGGGTGCCAGCAACGGCGCCAGAAGAAAGAACAAGCTGAAGAACGGCATTGTCGATTCTGGAGAAGTTGCAGCTGCCGGAGGGTTGGTGTTCCTCGGGGCGGAGAGCGAAGGAGTAGACGTTGATGCCGCAATCGGGGGCACGGGTGTGGTGCTGGAAGGGCTGGACGACGTCGAAGTAAGACCCCTCGCGCTCAGAGAATCGGTCTTGACCGTTGAGCTGGAGCTTGGCAGTGACGACGGGGTTCTCGCCCCAGCAGTGCATGTCAAGAGCAGTCTCGGCGAGCACGAAGGTGCCGGCATCAGACACACCGGAAGCACTGGCACCGTTTCCGAAGGGGGTAAGGATGTCAGCTCCGGAGGGAGCAGCAGGATTAGCATTGTTCCAAGCACTGGACACTCTAGCATCAGGAGCACCAGCCAACTGGAAAAGACCAGAAGCGTTGATGACACCGCTGTTTCCATCAGTCTCA